CATATTTTGGAATGTCAACGACCCGCGAGAGCGGAAGTACAGTTCATGATCCTAGTGTCGCTGATTACCACAGACTTCTTTATAGTAGCTTCCCGGACGATCCTGTTGCTTCCGGCTATTACGGCACAACTGGCATTGAAGCTTGGTCTTATGTTTTCTCGCTTGATGACGTTGTATCCAAGAATACCCAGCAATTTTATTACTTATCCGGATCTCGTGTTCGGGAGGCTTCATACACTTCAAGTAGCTATGAAAACCTTCTTGACGCTGGCTACAATGCCTTTACTGCTCCTTTCTGGGGCGGCTTTGATGGATTAGATATTCACTATCCTGATCCGTTCTATAACGCCGGAATGTCGAGTAATTCCACTGATGATAACGATTATGCGTATTATACCCTTAAGAGGGCGATTGATACATTGGCCGATCCAGAATATGTCGATCTCGATCTGATGACAGTTCCTGGGCTAACTTTAGCTAACTTGACAACCCACATGGTGAGAGTTTGCGAAGAGCGCGCCGACGCACTGGCATTAATTGATCTTCCCGATGTATATCTTCCATTCTGCGAAGGTTCGTACTCATCTAGAAGCACAAAGGCTTCCAGAGTTGCAACAGCGCCGGCTTCTGCCGCTAGCGCATTAAGAGATAGAGATATTGATTCTAGCTATGGCGCCGCTTTCTATCCTTGGGTTCAGACCCGAGACGAGACAACTGGCCAGATGCTTTGGATACCCCCCAGTGTAGCTATTTTAGGTGTTTTGGCAAGTTCTCAGGCGGCAACAGACGTATGGTTTGCGCCGGCTGGATTTAATCGCGGAGGTCTCACTGATGGCGCCGCTGGAATTCCAATTACTGGCGTTACTGAAAGATTGACGTCTAAGCAGAGAGACACTCTTTACGAAAGCAACATTAACCCAATCGCCTCCTTCCCTTCAAGTGGAATCGTGTTATTTGGGCAGAAGACCCTTCAGAATGATCAGAGTGCTCTCGATCGAATTAATGTGCGGCGACTTGTGATCTTCCTTAAGAAGCAGATCTCAATTCTTTCCACAAAAGTTCTCTTTGAGCAGAATGTCCAGGCTACTTGGACCAGATTCACTAATCTGATCGATCCCTTCCTTTCTAATGTTAAGACAAGATATGGTATTACTGATTATCGACTGGTTCTTGATAGTAGTACGACAACCCCCGATCTAATTGATCAGAATGTTCTTTACGCTAAGATTATGGTGAAGCCTGCGAGAGCAATTGAATACATTGCAATCGACTTTGTTATTATGTCAACCGGTGCTTCATTTGATGATTAAAAGCGTGAAATAAACAATTCATACACTAATTAAATTAAAGCAATATTATAGGAGACTTTAAAAAATGCCATTCTGGACCACATCACATTCCGAAGATGCCACCATCAACGATCCCAAGAGAAAATTTAGATTTATCGTTACTCTGGGAAACATTTCTGAAGATGGCGGCCAAGCTTGGTATGCAAAAACCGCCACTAAACCAAGTTTTACAATTGCCACAACAGAGCATAAATATCTAAACCACACATTTTATTATCCCGGTTCTGTGACCTGGAATGATGTTGAAATTACTCTTGTTGATCCGGTGAATCCCATCGATGTCTCTGCAACTCTTTCCGATATTGTACAGACCGCTGGTTACAATGTCCCTTCTACGGTTCTTGAACTCCAAACTATATCTAAAGCAAAGGCTTCAACCGCGCTGGGTGTTGTCACCGTGGCTCAGCTTAATTCAGACGGAGACCCGCTGGAGTCTTGGGTATTAAACAATGCTTTTATCACAGATGTAAAATATGGCGATTTAGAATATGGCTCTGATGATATCACTGAGCTAAGTATGACACTTAAATATGATTGGGCAACTTGCAAGGTTGAGAACTCTGGCGGATCCAAGATGGACGAGAGCACGAGCGCCGGCGAGTTCTTCAAATCATAAAACAAATTTGATAATTAAATAGAGAGGTGTATATTGTCAAGAAATAAAGATCGCACTGGAAACACCGGTGCTTCCCACGACACGCCGATGATCCCAGCTGCTCAAACTGCCAGCGATAACGGGTTTTCGTTTGTCGTTCCAACTGATTTTGTAGATTTGCCATCAAAGGGCAAATTTTATCCTGAAAATCATCCATTATATAATGCCGAGAGTATTGAGTTAAGGCAGATGACGGCTAAAGAAGAAGACTTGTTGACTTCTAAGACTCTTCTTAAAAAGGGCATCGCGATCGATCGACTTTTAGAAAGCCTTATTATTGACAAAAGAGTTAAGGCAGACAGCCTGCTCGTCGGGGATAGAAATGCTTTGGTGATTGCTATCCGAATTTCTGGTTATGGGGAAGAATATACAACAAAAATCACTTGCCCGTCCTGTGAGCATGCTCAAACGAAAACGTTTAATCTTATTACGACAAAATCACAAAACTACTCTGATTTAAGCGTACTAGATATAGCCGCTAATGATGATGGAACTTTTACCACCGAGTTGCCAAAGACAAAATTAAACATTAAGTTCCGGCTACTTACTGGAAAACATGAAAAAGCCCTGTTGTCCGGTATGAAAATGGACAGACAGCAAAACAAGCACGAAAAAACCGTCACCAGACACTTAAGAAATATGGTGTGCTCTGTAAACGATAATAGCACTTCAGAGGCGCTCAATTACTTAATTCAAAATATTCCATCTATGGATTCGAGACATTTACGCCTAGCTTATAAAGCGGCTTCTCCTAACGTTGAACTTAAAGATACGTTTGTTTGTGAGAGCTGCGATTTTGATCAGGAAATGGAGGTTCCGCTCACGGCGGACTTTTTTTGGCCTGACCGATGAGTACTCCGAAGATATATATGAACAGTTTTTCTTTTTAAAGTATCACGGAGGATGGTCTTTCGCAGAGGCCTACAACTTGCCGGTGCAATTAAGAAAATGGTTTGTTGAGCGACTTATTAAGCAGTTAAAAGCCGAGAAGGAAGCCTCCCGTCGCGCAAGCAAGGGCGGCGGATCTAATTCTCAAACGCTAACTCCATATAACCAGCCTGCGCCTCCCGGGATGGCGGGTAGATAGAAAGGTTTAGCCTGTCTTTTTTTTATAAAAACTATTTACTTAATAGGTGAGGATCACTAATGGCCGATGAGCTAGCTGAAATTATTAGAAAGCTGAAAACTGCGTCTGATTCCGAAAGAAAGGCGTTTAACGAGGCTCTTGGCGCGGATACTGGCCGCGGCGGCAAGGCGGATCCGCGCGTTGACTACAAGTCTCAAGCCGACGATCTTGAAGCGTACATCAAGAAAATGGACGCTCTGGGGTCCTCTATGAGTGCTAATGTGCTCAAGGCCCAGGCCGAGGTCGAGCATAAAGAGTTGCTAGTAAAATTAGCACAACAGCAGGTTCAACAAGCGACCAAGCTGACCCCCAAACTAATTGAGAACTTAGAGGAACAGCAAAAAGCTCTAGAGGTCGCCGACGAGACGATCAAAAGATTTGAAAAAGTAGCAGCCAAGCAGCAAGAAAACATAGCCCTCAGTAAAGATTTTGGAAGCGCGCTTTCCGGTGCCATTCTTCCTTTGAAAAAAACCAATTTTGTAGGCAACCTCTTTAAGATTAAGGGCGCCCTACTCGGCGGCGCCGAAGGTGCTCAAGAATTCGTGAAGGCATTCGGCACCGCAGTGCTTGATTCTATCGTTGGTGGTTTAATTGATATGGCCTTGCAGTTAGATTCTATGGAATCCAATATTCAACGTACTACCGGCGCAAATGAGCGATTTGCTAAGGGAATGGTCGACGGCGCCGACGCGATTTCAAAATATTATGTATCCAATCAAGAATGGGAGAAATCAGTTACTGGGCTTTATAGTACAATGACCGAATTTTCCGGAGAATCTAAAAACGTTCGGATTGAGCTAGCCGAAACCGCGTCAATATTGGGAAAATGGGGCGCTAGCGCGGAAACGATCGGCAAATCGTTCCAGTTCGCAAACAAAATTATGGGCCAGACCTCATCTCAGGCCGCAGCTACCAGTCGCGAAATGGCAGCAATGGCGATGAAGATCGGTGTTCCTGTTGACCAGATGATGCAGGACTTTAACACGATGATGCCGGCCTTGGCTAAATTGGGCCCAACCGCCGGCGACTCATTCAAAGCCCTGGCTCGCGAGGCCAAAAAGTCAGGTCTTGAGGTTCAAAAGATTCTGAACTTAACAGACAAGTTTGACACGTTTGAAGGCGCCGCAGAACAAACCGGTAAACTTAACGCCGCTTTGGGCGGCAATTTCGTAAATGCAATGGATATGATGACGGCGACAGATCCGATTGAAAGATTCGATATGCTGAAGGACTCATTAGATCAGGCCGGATTAAGTTTCGATGATATGTCATATTATCAAAGAAAGTTCTTTGCTGAGCAAATGGGTCTCGATAGCGTAGGTGATTTGGCTCTTATGATGAGCGGAGATATGAGCAACCTTGGGGATGAAGTCGGAAAAACTTCCTCAGATTATGAAGATATGGCAGAAAAAGCCGCAGAGCAGGCAACACTACAAGAGAAATGGCAGGGCACCATGCAGCAAATGATGAAAGATGTTCTTGACTCTGGGTTCTTGGATTATCTTCATGATATATTTGAGGAATTTCGCACGAAGGGCACCGGCCCGATCGCCACGCTAGCAAGCGTTGTCACAATGCTCGCAGATGTTTTTTTATGGTTCGCAGAATCTGGGGCGATGGAGACCATCGTCAATAATCTTGACTGGATCATCGGCACTTTCGCCGTCTTCAAGGGCATCCAGGCCGGCGGAATGTTCATCGACATATACAAGAATACTATGGATCTCGCTAAGGGGTTCGGGAAGACGGCCAAAGCTGCCGAGGGCGCGGTAGACGCAGTGAAAGGCACCACTGACGCAGTGAAAGGCACCGCTGACGCAGCTAGCAAGCTTGCTGATACTGGATCGAAGGCCGCTGATGCAGTAAGTGATGTCACTGGCCCCATGAGCGACTTAGCAGATGCCGGCACAGATC